GTTATATATACTCCCCAAGAAACGGAGGTCGAGCTATGCCGGCAAAGTCTGCCAAAAGTCCAGCAATTCCGCGCAAATCCGCCAAGAATCCAGCAATTCCCAAGCGTTCCGGGCCAAGTTCGCCCGGCTCGAATCGGGCCGCGATCGAGCTAATGATCTTCGCACTCGACGAACTAGGTCGGCTGGAGAAGATCGACTCGGCTCGACTGGAGATCGCTCGTCAACTTGCTACACAATGCGACGAGAATCCGGAGAACGGGTTCCTCTGGAAGCAATATCGGGACGCGGAGAACGCGTTACGGACGGTAGGTAATGGCCCGGTCGATGACTTCGCCGCGCTTATGCGAACGCTCGACGCCGAGGTACGCGACGCAGAGAACGGAAAGCAGACGAAGTCTCGGAAGTGAAGTCGTCGCAATAGCGAATACTCTCGGAACGCCGCTTCTCCCGTGGCAACGGCAAGTCGTAGACGTCGCTCTCGAAGTCGATTCCGAAGGCCGACCGTACTATCGAGAGATCGTAATAACCGTCCCTCGCCAGTCGGGAAAGACGACTCTCGTACTCGCTCTCGAACTACAGAGAGCTCTCCGATGGGGAACTCCCCAGCGAATCGCCTACACGGCGCAGACCGGCTGGGACGCCCGGCGGAAACTTATCGACGACCAAATACCCATAATCGAAGCTTCTCCGCTACGTCACGCCGTAGACCGGATCTATCGCGGCGCCGGTATGGAAGGGATCCGTTTTAAGAACCTCTCCCGGATCGAGATCGTTTCCACTACACCTACCGGAGCCCACGGACGAACGCTCGACTTCGCGACCATCGACGAAGCGTTCGCCGAAGAGCTCGACGTACGCGAGCAAGCCTTACTACCAACAATGGCAACGAAACGCGACGCCCAACTTCTCGTCGTATCTACCGCCGGAACAGAACGATCTCTCTATCTTCGCCGCAAAGTAGAACAAGGACGAGCGTTCGTAGACGCCGGCAAGAACGAAGGAATCGCCTATTTCGAGTGGAGCGCCGCGAGCGACGAAGATCCTTACGACCCGGAAGTATGGTCGCGATGTATGCCGGCCCTCGGACATATCATCGACGAAAAGACAGTACGTCACGCTATGGAGTCGATGACGATCGGCGAGTTCCGCCGGTCATATCTTAACGTATGGCAGATCTCGACCGAAACGATGATCCCCGAGAAAGTCCTTCTTGCCAATATGAACGCGAAAGTCTCACCGACTGGACGGCTCGTCTTCGGCGTAGACGTAGCTCTCGATCGTTCTAGCGCTTCGATCGTGGTCGCGGACGAGTCCGGGAATTGCGAACTTATCGAGAATCGCGAAGGCGTAAGCTGGGTCGCTCAACGGGTACTCGATCTCTCCCGGCGTTGGAAAGCTCAAGTCGTAATCGACGGCTACGGGCCGGCGGCCTCCCTCATAGATCCACTAGAGAAGCTGGGGATAAAAGTCGAGAAGTATTCGACTCGAGATATGGTCGCTTCGTGCGGCCTCGTTTACGACGCGATCCTCGATAAGAAGCTCAACATAAAAAGCGACGACCGAATCGTCCGAGCAGTATCCGGAGCGCGAAAGCGGATCGTCGGTCAGTCTTGGCTTTGGGCTCGAGTCGTTCCCGATATCGACCTTACGCCGCTCTACGCGCTTACTATCGCGTGGCACTATGCGACCTACAATAAAAACAAGCAACCCGGAAAGCCGAGGATCTTCTAATCGTGAACTATGCAACACTCGCCCAGTATCTAGGGACTATCGTTATAGGCGTGGCTCTCTTCACTCTTTCGCCGATCATCGGCTCGATCTTCGGCGGACTCGCGCTCGTAATCTTCGGCGCACTCGCGGAACGAGGTTAAACGTATGGCACTCGGAAAACTCTTAAAGAGACAAATGGTTCCGCCGGCACAGCCGAACGCGTACGTCGACTCTTTAGGACGCGTATCTCGATTCTACGATACGGTCTACTCTGGAGTCTTCGTAGACGAAACCGCCGTCTTATCGGTTCCGGGAATCTGGCGCGGCGTAACCCTTATCTCCGACGCGATCGCCGCTCTACCGTTTCACGCATATCGCGGAGATCAAAGACTCGACCCGACTCCGTCACTACTCGAGCGACCATACCCAGCAGAGACACGCGTCGAAACGATCGCGGCTATGGTCTCGGCGCTTCTTATCTACGGAAACTATGTCGCCGTCTTAGGTGAACCCGGAGCGAACGGATACCCCGACTCGCTCTATCCGGTAGCACCGAACCGCGTAACAATTCTTCGCCGCGAAGGACGTCTCGTTTACAAAGTCGACGACCGCGAATACGATCAGTCCGAAGTTATGCACGTTAAAGGCTTCTCGTTACCGGGTCACGTTGCCGGCGCTGGAATACTTTCCGCACAAAAGCAAGGACTCGGGATCGCGATCGCTCTCCAAGAATACGCCGCGAAGTATTTCGACGGCGGAGCTCAACCGACCGGAATCTTATACTCGACGAACCCCGACCTCGATCAAGACGAAGCCGATCTACTTAAAGCTATGTGGGTTCGCCATTACGGCGGAACGTCACGCGAGCCGGCAGTACTGAACGAGTCGATCAAGTTCGAGCAACTATCCGACAACGCTAAAGACTCCCAGCTCGTCGAGTCTCGTACGTTTTCGCTAACGGAAGTCGCAAATATGCTCGGGATCCCCGGCTCGTATATTGGCGCTCCGAACTCTTCGCGCACGTACGCCAACATCGAACAAGAAAACCAAAGTCTTCTACGCTGGAGTCTTACTCCGTGGCTCTCTCGTATCGAGGCCACGTTTACCGACTATCTTCCGCGCGGACAATACGCAAAGTTTAACGTCGACGCGTTACTCCGATCCGATACTCTGTCCCGATATCAAGCGCATAAGATCGCGCTCGAGTCTGGATTCCTCACCGTCGACGAAGTACGAACCGACTTCGAGAACCGTCCCTCAATCGGCGAAGCCGAAACAACTTCCGCACTCGCGGAACCGAACCCTCTTAGCGAGGAGATATAAACAATGGAACAAAGAAGTTACGAACTAGATCTCGAAGTACGAACCGAACTAGACGGTCGGACAGTATGCGGAATATGTGTACCGTATGACGTCGAACAAAAGATCCACCCGGGGCTAACCGAAGTCTTCGTCCGTGGAGCGTTCGACGCAGTAACTCGCGCCGCTCATCGCGTAAAACTCTTACAAGGCCACGACGCAAAAAACCTTCCGATCGGTAGAGCTCACGTTCTACGCGAAGACGAACGCGGACTCTACGGAGAGTTCCGGGTAAGTAAAACGGATCGCGGCGACCAAATACTCGAACTCGTTCGAGACGGCGTTCTAACAAATCTAAGCGTCGGCTTCTTACCGCTTAAAGATCGGAAGCGTCCGAACGGCGTAATCGAAAGAGTTAAAGCCCATCTTGCGGAAGTGTCTCTCGTAACTTTCGGAGCGTACGGAGAATCCGCTACCGTTTCGTCCGTTCGTGACGTCATCGAAAAGCCGAACCTCGCACAACTCGAAAACGTAATCTCCAAGATTCGCCGATAATGCGCTCATCTTCTGTAACCGTTACAACATCTCCGACGCTTCTCGTCGCCGCCGATGACACTCACCGAAGCGTGTATCTACACGTAGTCGGAAACGCGACCGTCTTTCTAGGTAACGAGAGCGTCTCTATCACGAACGGACTCAACACGGAAAAGCACACCTCGCCGATCGAGATCATTATTCCAAGTCGCCAAACTTTATACGGAATCGTCGAGGCAAGTACCGAAGACGTTCGAGTCTTAACACCCGATATTGACTAACGCTATGCCGTGGCGAATCGAAACAAATAACGAAGAATGTCGTTCCGGTTACGCCGTCGTAAAAGAATCCGACGGAAGTCTTTCCGGTTGCCATACAACTAGACGCGAAGCCGTCGCCCAGATCGCCGCGCTCAACATCGCCGAAGCGCAAGACCGAGCACTACCTACGAACTATCGTCCGGCCTTATCTCGCGACGTTCCCGAAGGTAGAGCTTGCGGTAATTGCGCCTACTTTAACGAAGACAAAGTCCAGCAAGCCGGAGAAAACTTGCTCGCCTACTGTACGCGCTGGGACGATTACGTCGACGGCGGCTATTACTGCAACGCGTGGCAACCTCACGAAGAAGAAGAACACGAAGAAGACGAAGACGTATATCGAGCCGAGGGATATCCGCCCAATGACGCTATGGTCGCCGAAGCGCGACGCGGCCTCGAATGGCGACGAGCTTACGGTCGCGGCGGAACCGAAGTCGGAGTCGCTCGAGCGTCCTCGATCATTAACCGAGAGAACCTTTCCCGAGAAACGATCGGACGAATGGCGTCCTTCTTCGCCCGGCACGAAGTCGACAAAGAAGGACAAGGGTTCGATCGTGGTGAACCCGGCTACCCTTCAGCCGGTCGGATCGCGTGGGCTCTCTGGGGAGGCGACCCCGGGAAGAGCTTCGCCGAAGCGATTCTCGCCGAACTAGAATCCACCACTAACGAATAACCTTCCGCTACTATTCCAGTAGGCCGCACCTCGACCGAATCGTAGACGCACCTCGCCAAGAGCGACACCCGTCCCGATAGGTAGCGACACCCGGACAAACCCATACCGGCAACCTCTAAAAAGGACTCTCTCCAATGTCTAACCCATTCCTCCAAAACCTAAGCGAAAAGCGTTCCGCAAAAGCCGAACTCGTCGACGCCACACTTAACCGCGCAAGCGACGAAGACCGCGATCTAAACGAGATCGAAGTCGCAAACGTACAAGCTCTCGCGCTCGAGATCGAAAAACTCGACGCACGTATCGAGCAGATCTCCGAACTCGAAGTCCGTAACCAAAAAGCCGCCGAGCTCGCCAAGCGCGTAGACGGAGACGTCGAAGTTCGTAACGTCGGAGGCTGGAAAGTCACCGCCGAAGAACCGACGTACCACGCTCGCGGAGAGAACTCGTTTCTCGCCGACGCTATGTCCGCACAATTCGGAAGCGACTACGAAGCCGCCGAAAGAATCAACCGATATAACCGCGAAGTAAGAATTGAAAAGCGCGACGTCGGAACTTCCAACTTCGCCGGACTCGTCGTCCCTCAATACCTAATCGACCTCTACGCACCACTCGCACGAGCTGGACGTCCGGTCGCAGACATCGCACGAAAGCACGTACTCCCAGCGCAAGGTATGACCGTAAACATCTCACGCGTCACCACCGGAACCGCCGTCGGATACCAAGCTTCGGAGAATGACACCGCGACAGAAACAAACATCGACGACACTCTCTTAACCGTGAACGTGAACACGATCTCAGGTATGCAAGACGTATCAAAGCAAGCGATCCTCCGCGGCGCAAACATCGAAGAAGTCGTCCTCGCCGACCTTATCCGCGCCTACCATACGAAGCTCGATAACGGAATCCTCAACGGTTCCGGGTCAAGTGGAGAACCTGTAGGATTAAACACCGCCTACACGCAAGTAATCACTTACACCGACGCGAGCCCAACCGCCGCCGAGCTGTATCCAAAACTCGTAGACGGTATCCAGAGGATTCAGTCGAACTACTTCGCTGGCCCGACCCACATCATTATGCACCCGCGCCGACTTGGCTTCTTGCTCGCCGCTGTAGACTCGACTGGACGTCCTCTCGTCGTACCTAACGCCAATGGCCCAATGAACGCGCAAGGCACGTTCTCCGGCCTCGGCTACGGTTCCTCGGGCCAATACTCAATGCTGGGTCTCCCAATCATTACCGACGCGAACGTCATCACAAACAACGGAGCCGGCGCAAACGAAGACCTTATCTACATCGTCGCCGCCGACGAGATGCACTTGTGGGAAGCTCCGGGTATGCCAACCTACGTACGGTTCGAGCAACCAGACGGAAAAGTCGCGATCCGAATCGTTCTCTTCGGCTTCTCGGCGTTCACCGCCCAGCGTTACCCACTATCGGGAGCGTACATCGGCGGAACCGGTCTCGTAACTCCGACCTTCTAATCGTTGCCTAGCTACCTAGTTCGGATCGTTCTTCCTTGAGACGATCCGGACTAGGACTCGGAACTATGAACCCTAACTATCTAAAAGCCCTCGAACAAGAACTAGCTAGTCTTGTCGCGCGTGGCCTTACTGATCGCGCGAACCAAGTTCGCCAAGAGTTAAGCCGGTTCGGCTCGAACCCTCTCTCGACGGACGGCGGTTCTCCCGTACCGGATCGGCTTGACACCATCGCAAAAACGGAACCCGTCGCTCCGAAACAAGTAAAGAAAAGTCCAGCAAAAAAAGCGCCTACTAGAAAGCGGTAAAACGTGGCAGTCACGAACGGATACACAACGGTCGCCGCGTTCCAAGCTTACGTCGGTATGGATACGATCACGGCAAACGAGACGCTCGTCATCGAACAAGGTATCGAAGCCGCTTCTCGATCCATCGACAAAATGGCAAACCGCCGTTTCTATGCAGATACAAACGTAACCGCTCGCCAGTATCGCGCGACCGACTTCTACCGTCTTCTCGTCGACGACATATCGACCGCGGACGGAATCATCGTCGCACTAGATAGCGGCGGAGACGGCACGTTCGAGACGACCTTAACTTTCGGGACGGATTACATTCTCGACCCGTTGACCTCGCCACAAAAAAACCGACCCTATTACTTCGTAACAATGGTCGGAACCCAGCTCTTCCCGTCACCGATAAACCTTCGTCCCGGCGTACAAGTTTCCGCTAGATGGGGTTGGTACAACGGGACACCGCCGGACGACATCGTCGAGGCTTGTTTAATTCTTACATCGGACTACGTGAAACGAGCTCAGTCGATCGGCGGCGTAGTCGGACTATCCGAACTTGGCGTCGTACGAATGGGGCCATTAGGCCGCGATATCGGCTCGATCGTTCGCGCTTATCGTCGAGAGATCCTCGCATAATGACACCGTCCACCGTACGAGACGCAATAAAAACGGCTCTACAAAGTGTCCCGAATCTTCGCTGTTACGACACGATCCCAGACTCTCTAGTCCCTCCCGGCGCGATCGTAGGACAGCTCTCGTTTAACTGGGATCTCGTACTACCGAAAGCGAACCTAGATCAAGCCTCGATAGATATCTCCGTAATCGTAGGCCGAATGAACGAACGAAGCGCCCAAGACAAACTCGACGCTTACCTCGCTGGAACCGGATCGGGCTCTATCCGTACCGCACTACAAAACGACCCGACGTTCGGCGGCAGTCTTGCCGGCTCGATATTACAGTCGGCGAACCCGTTATCGGCTACAGTTAGCGGCGTGGAAATGCTCGCGTACCGTTTCCAGATGGAGCTATACGGATAATGAACAAATACGAAATCGTCTCCGGCAGACTGCCGAACTACGAGCAAGGCTCAATAGTTACCGATATCCAGCTTCTCGAGGACGGCGTAAACGTCGTCTCTCTTCTTGCCGCTGGACATATAAAACCGTCCACCACTAAAGCACCTAAAAGCGCTAAAGTTTCCGAAGAAGAAGAAGAAAACCCGAAAGGTCTCAACTAATGCCTACCGCGATATTCGTTCCCCGTAATTCAATCGTAACCGTAAACGGCGTCGATCTATCCGATCAAGTCCAGAGCGCGACCCTTCGCTACGAAGTCGACGCTTTGGTCACCGATACGATCGCAAGTTCGGCGCACACTTTCACCGATGGACTCCAGAACAACACTTGCTCGATCACCTTTATGATGAGCTACGCCGCGACGGAGCCTTACGCCACGTTAAAAAATCTCGTCGGCAATACCACCACGATCACCATCAAGCCTTCGACCGGAACGACCTCGGCGACGAATCCCGTCCAGACTCTAACCGGGACATTCCTCCCCGGTATCGACGTCTACAACGCGTCGGCTGGAGAGCTAAGTACGATCACGTGCGACTGGGTCGGCGGCACATACACCGAAGTAATCGTCTAAAGTGTTTCGGATTCGCGTAACCGTCGAGAAACGCGACGGATCAGTCAATACCTACGACGTCTATCCGACGGCGATATCCGACTTCGAGGAGTTCGTAAAGATGGGACTCGTCTCGGCGTTCTCCGAAGCCAATTCGAGAATGAGCAACGTTTACTATCTCGCGTGGCTCGCCGAAAAAGATTCCGGAGCAGTCGTCAAAACGTACGAGAACTATAAAAAAGAACTTGCCCACGTAAGCGTAGAGTTCCCAAAAGCCGACGAGTAGACGGGATCGTCGAGACGCTCGTTCTTATGAGCCTCGAGACTGGACAGTCGATCCGCGATCTACTCGATACGCCGCCGATCTTCTTAGACGAACTCTATTATCAACTCGTAAAACGTGCAGAAAGATCTCGACGGAGGGCTAGATAATGGCGATCGAGTTCCGAATCCCAGAGCTGGACGAAGCGTCCCCGGAGTTTCTTCGCGGAGGTTCCGGTAAGTACGGATACCGGGTAAGCAAAGACGCGACAACGACTCTTAAGTTAACGGGCCTTAAAGAAGTACGAAAAGCTCTAAAAAAATACGGCGACGAAACGAAGACGGCCTTTAAGCCGGCGAACCTTGCCGCCGCAAAAGTCGTTATCCAAGCCGCAAACTATACGATTCCAATACGAACCGGAACTCTCCAGTCGACTATGAGACCGCTTGCTACTAACAAGTCTGGCAAGGTTCGAGTTGGTAACGCGAAAGTCGAGTACGCCGGCCCGATTCACTTCGGCTGGCCTTCCCGAAACATCAAGCCTCAACCGTTTATCTATGAAGCTCTCGACCGACGAATCGGAGAAGTAATATCGGTCTACAATAACGCGATCGACGAACTCGGAAGAAAGTACGATCTTACTAATGGCTAAACCGATAACCGTCACCGTCGCCGGCAACGCCGGGCCGCTCCGTAAATCGTTAAAAGGAGCCGACTCCGATCTCGTAAAGTTCGGTAAAGCCGTTTCCGATAACGCTAAAAAGATGGCTATCGGGTTCGCCGCTATTGGAGCCGGCGCTGTAGCTGGACTCGGAGCCGCCGTCAAGGCCGCCGCGGAAGATCAAAAAGCGCAAGCGTTACTCGCCGACCAATTACGCAAAACGACCGACGCGACGAGCGCCCAGATACGAGCGATGGAAGAGTTCGTCGACGTTACACAAAGGGCGACCGGTATCGCCGACGACGAGCTTCGTCCGGCTCTGGCAACACTTACTCGCGCGACTGGCGATCTTACGCAAGCGCAAGAACTACTCCAACTCGGACTCGATATCTCCGCCGGCTCTGGGAAGTCTCTCGAAGGGATCTCTCTCGCTCTTGCTAAGGCCACGAACGGGAACCTCGGCGCGTTTACAAAGCTCGGTATTCCGTTAGATGAAAACATTATAAAAACGAAAGACTTCGCCGCCGCTCAAGAAGTGCTCGCTAAACAATTCGGAGGAGCGTCCACGGTAGCGGCTAACACGTTCTCCGGACAGATGAGCCGACTACGAATCGTTATAGGTGAAGCCGTCGAGTCGATCGGTTACGCGATCCTCGAAAATGATTACTTCCAAGACTCGATGGCGAAGTTCCCTAACGCCGTACAAGCCGCGATAGACGCGTTCGGAAAGAAAGGTATCAAAGGATCCCTCGACGCGTTCGTCTCGAATATGGGTATTACTGGCGCATACGTAAAGCTCTTCGGTCTATCCGTTTCGGCTTCGTTCGCCGATATGGCTAACAAAGCGACCCAGTCTTTAAGCCTTATCGGGCTCGCCGCGAACCTCGTTCTTGGCGTAGTTAACACGATCGCCGGAACCGAACTACGAGTCGCAAGTCCCGGCGAAACAAAGAAAGCCGCCGACGACGCTCGTATCGCGTTCGAGCTCCAGCAAGGCATAATCCGAAACCTACAAACAGACTTCGACATAGCTCGACAAAAAGAAGCCGCACTCGGAGCCGAAACGAACCGACTCTCCGACCTCGCTCGCTCGTTAGGCGTCGAACTCGAAACGACCGCCGGAGCCGTAAACGACTTCTCCGGAGCGACCGGTAGTAAAGGATTAACCGACGCGGAGAAACGAGCCGCCGCACTCCGTAAAGAACTCGGCGAAATGCTCCCGAAAGCACTCGAAGCCGCACAAAGCGAACTCGACTCCGCAAAGAAAGCCTTCGACGATTACGCCGCCGGTATCGCCGACTCGCTAAATAAACTCGACTACGGCGCGGCCTACGACGACGCTAAAGAAGGCGGAACGAAGTTCCTCGACGAACTACAAAAACAAGCGCGAACCGGACAAGTCTTCGCCGAACGAATCCAACAGCTCGTCGCCGCTGGACTCACCGGGCCAGCTCTCCAACAAGTCATAGACGCCGGCGCACAAACCGGAACCGCGATCGCCGACGAACTACTTAAAGCAAACGAAAACGTCTTACTTGCTAACAAACTCGGACAAGATCTCGAAGCCGCCGCGAAAGCCGCCGGACAAGCCGCCGCGAAACAATTTAAGCAAGAAGGCGTTAACTCCGCGCAAGCGTTACTCGCCGGCGTAGAGGAAACCTTAAAGTCGTACACGATAAAACTCACTACCCAGAAACTTAACGCGAAGCAACTCCAGAGACTAAAAGAGCAATTCTACGTAGACGTCGCGTTTAACTTCCAGACTTCCGGCTATGCGATCCCAGCACTCGCCGAAGGTGGCCTCGTAACGCGTCCTCAAGTCGCGCTAATTGGCGAGGCCGGGCCAGAGCTAGTAGTCCCTCTCGATCGCGTAGGCGATATGGGCGGAGGCGATACATACCAAATCAACATAAACGCGGCAGTCGCCGACGCCCGTCTCGGCGGCGTTATCGTCGACGCGCTTCGCTCATATAACCGACGCACCGGGCCGATAGATATCTCGATTACGAACTAATGGGATCGACCTTAGTTACTGGCGGCGTCTACACCGTAGAGCTAGATACCGGCGAGATCGAGGACGCGTTCACTCTTGGAGACGCCGACCGCGGAGTCTTAGGATCGACCGAGTACGTCCTTACCGGTACGACAACCTTTACCGACGTCTCCGATCTAACTATGTCGCTTCGGATCTTCCGCGGACGCCGGAGCCCGATAGACCAATTCCCAGCCGGAACGATCTCCGTCCAACTTCGAGACAACGTAGACCGCGACCTCGACCCGTATAACGAAGACTCCGCGTTCTTTAACGTCTCGGCAGATATGCCCGGCCTCTCACCGCTCCGCCAGATACGCGTATCTCGTAACGGAACGTATATCTTTCAGGGCCGAATAGCTGGATACGACTACGAATACGGCGAACAAAACTACGCGACCGTCTCCGGATACGACGACCTATATCTTCTCGCCCAAACGACGCTCTCCGCGTTTACCCCTAGCGTCGAAACCTCGACCGATCGGATAGAGACAATCCTTAACCGACCCGAGGTCGGCTTCGGCGTGAACCGTGACCTCACCGCGAGCCCCGTAACGACTCTCGGCGCGTATCCGATCGCCGCCGGAACGAACACTCTCGCCTATCTCCAGAGCGTCGCACTTAAAGCCGAGCAAGGCCGGCTATTTATGAGAGCCTCCGATAACAATCTCGTCTTCGAGAACCGTATCGGGCCGACGTTATCGGCTCCGGCGGTAGCGTTCGACGACGTCGGAGTAGGCGTCCGCTATACGAAAGTAGACATATCGTACGACTCGGATATCGTCGTAAACTCGACCGCCATTACGCGCACCGGCGGAACCGTACAGACTGCCACCGATCCGACTTCGATCTCGACGTACTTTATCCAAGAATACGACGACACAAATAACCTCGTTTCGACTGACGCGCAAGCCGCGACCCTAGCGACCTATCTTCTTAACCCCGATCCCGAGCCCCGGTTCACCGGCTTAACCGCCTACTTCGGAGCTATCTCCGACCAAGACGACCAAGACGACGTCGCGTTTCTCGAGATCGCGGATACTGTCACCATAACCCGAACCTTCTCGACTGGGACGCCGGCGGCAATAACCGAAGAGCTCGCTATCGAAGGTATCGAACATACGATCGAAACCGCTCGAGGACATACCGTCCAGATCTACACCTCGCCGACGGAAGTCGTTTATACTTTCATACTCGGAGACGCCGTTTTCGGACTCTTAGGTATACAAGATCTCCAGCCCGTACTAACATAGGATAAAGATATGCCAGCCGTAACGAGTGTTACTAACTTCTCCGATGGAAACGTCCTCACCGCGACCGCGCTTAACGCCGTTAACTGTGGGATACACGTTTACGCGGACGCCGCCGCGAGAGACGCCGCGTACGGCGGAAGCGGCGAGAGAACGCTAGTCGAAGGCGAATACGCATACCTTATAGATACGAATGAGACTCTCGTATATGACGGATCGAGCTGGCTATCGGTCGGAGTTAAACCGGGAATAGTAAGAGTTGGTGGCGGAACTTTGTCAAGTACTAGCACCCTCATATCTAATTTGTTTTCGTCAACTTATAGCGCATATTTAGTTTTGGGATCGGGCGTATCTACAACCACTAGCACTATTTCTTTGCAGATGGGGACAACCGCTACAGGTTATTATCAGGCTGGCGGCGGTGCAACTTATGCTGGTGTATCAGATTTTATAAACCGCAATAATAATACGGCTTGGTATTTTTTGGGCGGGTCAGGTTCAGCGACTAGGTACGGCGGAATTAATGTTTTGCTTACTAATCCAAATGAGGCACAAGAAACAGCAATGTATTTTAACACTCAACAATCCTTAACTACGGGCGGCGCATACGCTGGCGGCGGTTATTTGGCAAACCAAACGCAATACACAAGCCTTACCTTTTCATCAAGCGGAACAATGGCAGGCACGATAAATGTCTACGGATACGCACTTAGTTAAGGTATGAGATGACCACGAGAAAAATTACTGTTATCGACGGCAACACAACTATGGAACGCGATATGACTGGCGACGAGTTGGCAGCGTATGAAGCCGCTATGAATGACATCGAGCAAAATGCCATAGCTCAAGTTGCGCGAGCCGCCGCTAGACAGTCCGTTCTAAATAAATTGGGCCTATCGGCAGAAGAAGCCGTCGCACTCTTAGGTTAAATATGCGGCGTCTCGGACGCTTACTCGTCTTCTTACCGACCGGACTCTTCGCGTTATGGTCGACAACGGTAAACGCCGAACCGATCTACGGACTAAACGCGTACGGCTACACGTGGGCCGAAGAAAACTTCCCTCCGACCCGATCCGATAACGCGTTCCCTTCGTGCGGAACGGAGATCGAGAACAACATAAACCGAAACTACGAAGGCGAACCGTTCCAACAATGCCCGGACGACTTTTTTCTTCTTCACTATGCCGGCTATATCACGATCCCCGAGAACGAGACGATCTCGTTTATGGTTGCCGGCGACGACGGCGCGACCGTAAAGATCGGAGACGTGGAGTTCGGCGACTGGGATCCGAAAGGTTGCTCTTGGAGTGTGCCTACCTCCGAATCATTCCCCGGCGGAACGTACGAGCTCGACGGTTGGTTCTACGAGTACAGCGGCGGATCGTGCTATATGCTCGCGTGGAATATCGACGGCTACGGCTGGCAGATCGTCCCCGACGAAGCCTTCACTAGAGAGCCTCTCCAAGAAGACCCTTCCACTACTACCGAAGAACCTACGACGACGCTCCCAGAGCCCTCTACGAGCCTCTCCGAGCCCTCTACAACACTCCAGACGACCACGATCCCCCAGAGTTCTAGCAGTACCTCGAGCTCTACCTCGACGAGCACCACTACGACTACCTCGACCACTACAACGACAACCGAAGCACCGTCCCCACCGCCGGCAACACTTCCCCAACCTCCCGAAACTATGCCAGCCCCACCGACTACCGTCCCCGAACCTCCCGAAACAATCCCCGAACCGTTAGACACTTTCCCGAAACCCGAAACGACCAAAGCCCCACCACCGGACACACTCGAAGCACCTCCAGACACTATGCCGGCTCCGCCAGACACTATGCCGGCTCCGCCAGATACCGAACCGGAAACCCCGTTACTCCCTTCCAGTACCTTAGAATCGCGGCCCGAAAAAGGTTCCGATCCACCGTTAAACGATGAGCTTCTCGACTCCGTTCTCGAAAAACTCAAGTCCGCTACGCCGGCCCAAATTGTGAAACTACTCAAAGAGCTTCTCGATTATTCGATAACGTCCGAGCAGTCGATCGCGCTTCTCACAGAGCCGCAAGTCGTCGCGAATCTATCCGTCGAGCAAGCGACGGAACTCTTCGACACATTAAACCCGGACGATCTTTCCGATAGTCAAGCCGCCGAACTTGTCAAAATACTTAACACCGTTCCCGACGAAATAAAAGCGGCCTTCGAGAAAGAAATAAACGTCTTCGGCGGCGCGTTCGACGACTACGTTCCGGAAGGTTCCGCTCCCGGCGTTACTGTCGCAGTACGTCGCGCACTTGTCGCCGTAGCTGGACTATCGTTAGCTCTGCCGCTACCCGTCGGGAGTCGAAGACAGTAGTTAACAATGCGGAAATGGCTAAACGAATCCATCGGGCTAATCTTCACCGTTTCCGCGACGGCGTTAACCCTCATCACACTCTCGGGAGATACCCAGAGACTAGGCTTCTTTATATCCGTCGGCTCGCTAGTGGCCTATCTAGCACTCGTAGCAATTAGACAGGATCCCGAAGAATGAAAAAGACCCAAGAAATCGCCCAACGTATAGTCGCTCTCTTCTTATCTTCCGCTCTTGCGATCGTTGGCGGTTCCGCGATCATCGCCCCAGAGCTCGAGCTATGGAAAAGCGCCGCTCTAAGCGGACTCGCCGCTACTTTCCAAGTAATCCAAAAACTCGCGACTAGCGCAATCGACGGACAACTCACAAAAGCAGAGATCGACGCCGCGTTCGGAGTTAAACCGAAGTCTTCCGACAATGAATAAACCCGTCAAAAAAGCGGCGGCGAAACCCGTAGCGAAAGCCGGTTATCCAGTCGCAAAGCTCGTTCTCCCGGCAGATCTTAAAGACGTTAAACCGGGCAGACTTGACCCGGGTCTACTTGTCGCGATTAAACCATACGGAAAGCTTCATCGAAACGCGGCGAGGTGCTGGGCCGCGATGAGAGACGCCGCACTAAAAAGCGGACTCAAAAACTTTAAGCCGACGTCCGAAGGCGACACGTATAGAACTTACGAGAGCCAGCTCGCCGCGTTTAATACTCGCTACTCGCTCACTCCGACAACTTTCGGAACACGTACCTTCGAGGGTAAAAAGTATTACAAGAAAGCCGCAAACCTTGCCGATCTCGCCGCGCCGGGCTCGAGTAACCATAACCTCGGGCTCGCCGTTGACATATCGGAAGCCTCCGGAGCGCGTCTCGAATGGCTCATCGCTAACGAACATCTTTACGGCTTCTCGCACGAACTCCAGTCCGAGCCGTGGCATATCCGCCTAGTGTGCGGCGACCGTATCCCGAAAGCGGTTCTCGATTACGAGCTCGATCAAGCGTTACCCGAGATCGTTAAACCGAACTAGCGCGTCGCGTTCGCGACTTGCTCCCAAGTGAAACGAGTCGAATCGGCGAACATTGTTAAGCCGGCAACGATCAAAACATACCCAAAACATACCGACACTCGATAACACTTCTAGCAGAGTTCCCCCGGGCTCCACCCGTTCGACTTACGCTCGAATCCCACTAGCTAACGACGAAACCGTTTCCGATCTTCGCTCCGGATCCAGCTCGGACACCCTCTAGCGGCTCTATATCGTCCCCCGGGTAGTTCGACGCCGGCTCTCACGGCTACGCGCTCTATCACGTGAACGACCCGACCCGAAGGTTCTCTCTATCGGATACGACGCGTTACCGCTCCCGTATCGTCCTACTCTCGACGAGGACGAACATAACACAAGATCCACCACTCGACGAACATTCTTCGCTATCGTAGAAAACGTCGAGAGAAAGGAGCCGCATACCGTGGCCTTAGAGAACTATAGAACCGTCGCCGAAAGACTGTCCCAGTACTGGACAGAACACCCAGACGGAAGAATCGTAACGACCCTCGTTTCTGGCGAGGGTAACTACTGGATCTTCCGAGCAGACGTCTACCGTCACCGCGACGACGCGAACCCCGTATCGTCCGGACACGCTCACGAAGTAATAGGCGCAAACCAAATAAACAAAACGTCCGCCCTCGAAGTATGCGAAAGCTCCGCCGTCGGAAGAGCCCTTGCGATCTACCTTTACTCCGGATCCCAGATAGCAAGCCTCGAAGAAGTACAACGCGCAAAACAACGCCAAAACGAAAACACTTCTCGAGCTATTGCCGGCTCTAAACAAACTAAACCGGCAACGATTACGCAGGTCGGGAATAACCACTTTCGAGCCCCGGTTAATGAAGATCCGGTACTGGATACTCGAAGCCAATTACTAGCGGATCTTATTACGGGAGCGACTTCGCTCCAAGATCTCAACAGTATCGGACAAGAGATAGCGCAAGATAAAACGATCTCAACTTCGGAACGCGCACACTTACGCGGAATCTTCGGACATAAAAGAAACGAGTTAACACGATGAGCAACCACGAAAGAGGAGAGAGCCTCTATACCGATATACAGATTCTTAAGCTCGAGGCCGCGTTCTTAAAGAACGAACTCGATCAACTCGAGAAACTATCCGAAGAACTCGGACGCGTATCGTTCCAACTCTTAACACTTCTTGAGTCAATACAAAGAACCCCAACACTCGACCCGATCGAAGATTCGCACACTATCTACAAGATCGAACGAATAACTCGAGACTCGTATCTACCGATCGAAGAACCCGTCGATCTACTCGTACGCGTAGACGGCGAAGACGTCGAGGTCGCATTCCGACCTACCCTCGACCGGTCGTTAAGCTGGAGTCCACCTCACCGCGGAAAGATAATCCGATGAGCCGCGAACCTCGTTTCCATTCTTTCGACGACTGTCTACCGGAAGAAGACCCTCGAGCCTACGATACGCTCTACTGCCAAGACTGCCGGCATATGGTACACGCCGGAAACAATGAAACTATGACGGCTTGGTTCGATACGGCTCTCGGCCCAGTCTGTTTAGGTTGTGTCTACAAACGACACGAATCGCAGATAGATCCGATTACTAACCAATGGCTCTATGACGATTTAGCCTTTCCGGAAGAAGATAAAAAATGACGACCGGAATCGCCTTTATCCAGTTCGTACTCTTCCTCGGCTTGCTCTACTGCTTAGTAAAGCTCGTCGCCCTCGGACTCTGGAGCCTTCTCGATCAAGAACCCGACCCGTCAATCGACGAACACTTCTCCGAACTATGGCGAAAGGATCCTCCACAATGACCGATGACAACCTAAGAAAGCCGGACGGACGACTCTTCGATCCATACCCGAGACATACGTTCGAGTGCCAGAATTGCGCGACGTGGATCTCTTGGAAGTCCGCAAGCCTTCCGCGACGTTGCCCATATTGCGGAGAAAAACATACCTTCCGACGTCACTATCTAGGCCAATGAACCCCGACTACAGCTCCCACCCTTCGCTATTCGATCCCATACGAGACGAGTTCGACCCGAGTAGACTCGTACGTAGCACCGACCCCGAAACGTCACGCCTCGCCGCAAGAGCGGCTAGTAGGCGCGGCCCTAACCAAAGGACGCTAATTTGGGACACACTCTTACAACTAGGAGAAGCTACCGACTACGAGCTCTCACTCGCTACCGGACTACTCCGATCCTCCACGGCAAAACGCCGGCAAGAACTCGTAGAGCTCGGATACGTAACCGGGACGGGCAAGACTCGAGAGACCGATACCGGAACGCTCGCGATCGTATGGCGACCGCTCTTCTTATCTATGGAGGAATGTCCGTTCTAATGTCTTGCGCGGCTACACCTACCCAGATAAACCCATCGCGAACCGTAGACGTATCTCCCTACCTCATCGTCCCACCGACAACGACAACGACGACGACGCTCCCTCCGGTCGCCGGACGTTGCGTAAACCTCGAACCCTTACTCGACGACTACGGCCTTCCAATAGAACTAAGCGGAATCGCCTATCGAGAATCACGATGTAACCCGGAAGCGGTTAACGCTCGCTGGGACGAGAACGGCGTCCTAGTCTGGACACTCAACCGCGGCGGAACTATCGACCGCGGAATCCTCCAAGTTAACTCAATGCACGTAGACATAGTCTCCGAACAATGCGGAACCCGTGACCTCGACGTCCTCTACTCGATCGACTGTAACCTCAAAGTCGCGAAGTACCTTTACGATCGCGGCGGCCTCAACCATTGGAGAGCGACAAGCGGTAAGCCGTGAACCGTAAACCGAATAAGCTCTACGTTTCCGCACCGTGGAAAAAAATACGGAAGATCGTCCTCGAGCGCGACGGCTACCGATGTCGTATTGCCGGCCCGACTTGCACCGGGCTCGCGACTTGCGTCGACCATATCGTCCCCATTCTGTACGGCGGAGCCCAGCTCGATACAGGGAACCTTCGCGCCGCTTGTAAAACTTGCAACGTGACTCGAGCGAACGTAGGACGACGAAAGCCTTCGCGCCAATGGTAAATAAAGAAAAAATTACAGAAAAATCTAAACCCATTTTTTCCCGAGTTTGCGTTTCTACCCCGACGCAGTCCTTACAG